GAGCCAACTCCTACACTGGATTTAACGGAGCCTGACGATGGCAATCACAATCGTGGCCACGCCAGGCGCGGCCGACGCAAACAGTTACCTGACGCTGGCAGCAGCGCAGGCGATCATTGACGGATTCGTAGAGGATGCTGATGTCACGGCATGGGCATCGGCTACCACTGACCAGAAGAACCGGGCACTGTTTACCGCGACGCAACGGCTAGACCGCGAGCGGTTCCTTGGCGCACGTGCGACCGATACGCAGGCGCTGCAGTGGCCGCGTACCGGCGTGCGCAAGCCTGATACCTACATCAATACCTACGCGGTAGGGTTCCCGTTCCGCATCACGACGGACTACTTTACAGATACTGAGATCCCGGCGCAGATTCAATACGCGCAGGTAGTACTGGCAACGTACCTGCACAACAACCCAGATGGGATTGGCTTGAGCGGACTGGAAGACTACAAGAATGTCAAGATCGGCAGCCTTGACGTGACGCCTAATCTTGGCTATGGCGCCGTTGGCGCTGACAAGGTGCCGCCGATCATTGAGCGATACCTGACAGGGCTTAGAATCAGTGGACCAGGCAACGTTTCAATCCGCCGAAGCTGATCATGGACGACTACAACATTGGCTTTGAGTACATCAGCGACACGGCAGCCCATGCTGGCAGGTTTTACAGGCTCTACGCCGTTGCTGATGCCGTGATCAGCACTGCCACAGTGCAGAACGCAACGGGCAACGCGTTTACATCGGTGCCACTGATGGCTGGCGATTTCATTGACGGCGTGTTCACTAGCGTCACCCTGGCGAGCGGCAAAGTCGTCGCCTACAGGATCTAGCCATGAGCGAGCCTAACTTCCTTGGCATTGATTATTCAATCGGTGCAACCTTTATCGGTGACACCACGACACGAACAGGCCGCTGGGGCGCGATTCACTTCACGAGCGTTACTCAGGTCGATGCGATCGTGGCTCAAAACTACGACGGTAATACACTGTCCGGTGAGTCGTTTAACGCTGCGACCACGCTATACGGCGTGTTTACTAGCATCAAGTTGCAAAGTGGCCACTGCGTCGCCTATAAGCTCTGATGACACTTGCCAACCCGCTACGCAAGGTTGCCAGCAAGCTGATGGCAAAGTTCGGCGGTGTGGCAACGATCCGCCGCGTAACCCTTGGCGCGTACAACACAACTACTGGCACTGCCGCTGAGACAACGACGGACACCACGTTGCGTGGTGTACTGGAGGATGTAGCGTTGCGTGAGGTAAATGACCTGATCGAAGCTGGTGATAAGCGGTTGATCATCGCTGCAGCAGACACGGCAGCAGTGCCGACAACCGCCGATCGCGTCATCATCAGCAATCGCAGCCTGCAGATAATCGAGGTGCGCACCATCGAACAGGACAACACGGCCATCACCTATGAGCTGATCCTGAGGGACTAATGGCACGCCCGATCCAAGCCAGAGACATCGGCAGGTACTGCGAGGATCAGATCGAAAAGCTGCTGCGTGCAGCGGTGCTAGAGACTGACAGCCTGCTTAAGCGAGCTAGCCCGGTTGACACTGGCAGATTTCGTGCCAGCTGGCAGGTAGGCGAGAACGCAGCACCTGGAGGCATTGCGCCGGGGGGGCAGTTTGATACAGGAAAAATCCGCAAAACATCTAAGCGAGGCAGAACTGCTCAGGAAGTCTTGCCCATACAGCGCCTTGGCTATCAAAAAGAGAAAGTCGGCAACATCTACTCAGTACACAACAACCTGCCGTATGCAGAGCCGCTAGCGAGTGGCAGCAGTAAACAAGCTGATCCTGGCTGGGTGCAAGGTATCGCTAAGGATGTGCAAACTAGAGTGCAGGCAGCCGCAGCACGCATCGGCAAGGAATCATGAGCAGCACTTACAACGACATCCGCGCTGCCATTGAAGGACGCATCGCTACGCAGATGGCTGTCGCACCGATATACCCGGTCAGCTATCAGAACGTACCATTTACGCCACCGAACAACACGCCATGGCTGCAGGCGTTCATCCGCTTTGGCGATAACGCCTATGCCACGCTGCTGGCGCCGTCTACTGGCTTCAACCGGCAAAATGGCGTGCTGACGGTCAATGTGTTCACGCCGCTAGGCGCTGGCACTGCGGCAAACTTCACCATTGCCGAGCGCATCAAGGATCTATTTGACCGGCAAGTGGTCAGCGATATTCACTTCGACGCAGCATCGGGACCGGCGCAGATCACACCACCAGCACCTGCAGCGTACTACCAAACGCAACTTACGATCACGTTTCAAGCGTATGTAGACTGACGGCAGTTCTTCCGCTAACTGATGTCTGCCACCGTTCTGTCCGGCACAGCCGGGGCGCTCTATTACAAGCCAGCTGGCACTATTGCCACGTTTGCCGAATCTGGCGTTAATGCCGCCACTGACGTAATCACTGTCATGCCGTTCCTTGGTTTCAAGGTTGGCGACCCGGTGCAGTTCAGCGTGATCAACGTTAACACTGGCGCTGCGGGCTCTGGCACCCTGCCTGCCGGGATCTCTGCTGCTACTACCTATTACGTCATCAGCTACAGCGCCAGCACTGGTGCCATGCAGGTGTCTGCCACGCTTGGTGGCTCTACCGTAGCGATCACCGATGATGGCACGGCTGTAACGCCAAACATCTTTCAGGTGGCATACGACAGCTTCGTGGCAGTAGCCGAGGTGCGCGAGTGGTCGTTTGAAGTGACCCGCGAAGAGATCGACGTTACCACCATCGGCCAGGCCGCTGGTCAGACCGTGCCATTCCGCCGGTACATCAGCGGCTTTGCCGATGGTTCAGGCTCGGCCACCATCTACACCACCAGCGAAGACACCAGCATCGCCAGCCGCTTGGTTGCTGATGTGCTCCAACGGGAGCAGGAAGGCGCCACGATGAAGCTGTACATCGATCGCGTGGTGAGCGGCGGCAGCGTCAGCGATACACTCAGCCGTTCGATCACGGTGCCCGTCATCCTGACGGCTGCCAACTTCACGGTCAACCCTGACGACGGCCAGTCAATCGAGGTGTCGTTCCGCCCGAGCGACGCGCCTACGTTTGATCTGGTCAAGAGCTGATCACGCAGACACAGAAGCCCTGGTCTTGTACCGGGGCTTTTCCATGCCTAGAATCCAATCGTATAGCGTAATCACATGGCTCGCGCACTTGATCGGCTCAAGAAAGCTGCTCACCTAGTCCCCATCAAGAAAGTCGTCACGCTGAGTGATGGCAGTGAGTTTGAGTTTTACTGCACTCCCCTTACGATGGCCGAGAGGGAGAAGGCACAGAAAGACGCCGGAAGCGACGAGGCGATTGCCTTTGCACTGCAGCTGCTGATTCAGAAGGCAAAAGACGATGCCGGTCAGCCGCTGTTCAGGCCCGGTGAGATCGCTGAACTGAAGAATGAAGTGCGTGATGAAGACTTGCAGATCATGATGCTGGCTGTCATCACAGACAAGAACGATGTAACTGAGGTAGAAGCGGGAAAGTAGCCACTGAGTTAAAGCGTGACTTGTATTTAAGGCTCATGCTTCGCCTGGCTCGTGAGCTGGGCTATACACTCAGCGAATTAAGCCAGCGCATTACAAAGGAAGAGCTGCAAATCTGGGCAGCCCTATTTGAGATCGAAACGCAAGAGCAAGAGGAAGCGGCTAGAAAGAATCGCCGCAGGTAGACTGGCCTCATGCAAGGTTGTCGGCCATGTCTGTAGTTGCCAATATCGCCATCAATGTTGATGGCAAGCAAGCCAAGACGATCCTTGACGAGATCAAGCGCAAGGTAGAGGCCATGAATGGCACCTTCGGCAATGTGCCGGGTGCCACGCAGAAGGTGGGCGGCCTTACCAGCGCCATCGCAGGGATAATCCCGCAGCTTGCCATTGCGGCTACAACAATGGAGGTACTGCGCCAGAGCGTATCAACGGCATTTGAACGTGGCGGCGCTGAGCAGAGATTGCGCAATCTCACATCATCAACTGGTGAGTTCAACGCTGCGATTGCATCTGCAGCTGGAGCATCAGCCAAGTTCGGCATATCACAGACAGAGGCCACGGTGGCATTGGCTGATGTCTATGGCCGACTAAAAGGTGTTGGCTTTGGCCTTAAGGAGACTACCCAGATCTACGAAGGATTCAATGTAGCCGCCAAGCAGTCTGGAATCAGTGGCGCTGATGCTGCCGGTGTCTTCTTCCAGCTCAGTCAAGCACTAGGCAAAGGCAAGTTAAATGGCGATGAGTTTATCAGTGTCTCTGAGCGCATGCCTCAGTTGCTTGATTTGATCGCTCAATCAACAGGCCGCTCGCGTGGTGAATTGCAGCAGATGGCCCAGGAAGGCAAGATCACGAGCGATGTCCTCTACAGAGCATTGGCGACTGCAGCGCAGGGTTCAGGTGACTTGAATGCAAAGTTGACAGAACAGCAGCGCACCATGGGCAAGCTGACCCAAGTTACAGATCAGCTAAAAGCTCAGATAGGCAATGTATTTGCCCCAGTTGTTGTTGCTGGTGCGCAAGGCTTGGCTGTCATCGGTGAGAAGCTATCCGAATGGTGGGGATACCTTGGAGCGAAAGTGTTCCCAAGGCTGCTCAAGGCGCTTAAGCCAGCTATTGATGAGTTCAGGAAGCTATGGACAGCGATCCCATGGAGCACTATCCTCGGGTACCTTCAAGGATCAATCATCCTGGCGCTGAATAGGATCATCGACGTAGTCAGAGTGATGGCGCCTATTACTGCGTTCATTGTCCGCAAGTTCCTTGAGCTTTCAAACAATCCGGTCTTTAAGTTCTTTGCTGAGCAGGCGGCAAAGCTACTTGAAAGGATGGGCGTCACCAACAATGCAGTAGATACATTCACTGCCAAACAGGCTCAGGCACGCAATCAAGTCGCGCAGACTGTTAATGCTTATAGCTCGATGCCGCCCAAGATCGAGGAGGCAGCCAAAAAGAATGAAGGACTGATTGCGGCTACCAATAGCGTGCTGAGTAACGTGCGTGCTCAGAAGATCGAAATTGAAGCACAGATTGCAGCTCTTGAGAGGGGCGCCACTATTACATCGGCAAGATTTGCGGCGGAAAAAGCCATCAATGATCTCAGAGGGGTTCAGCTGGAGCGTGAGTATCAGTTTGCCAGAACTGCGCAGCAGCGATTCAACATTGCGGTTGCGATATTCAGGCAACAGGCGCAGGCTGCGGTTATCGAGTACCGCCAGGCACTAGACAACATTCGCCTGGAGAAAATCAAAGGCGAGTTGCAGCTTCAATCTGCTAGGCTTAAATACGATGAGATCCGCGCAGAAGGATTCCTTCAGATCCTGAAAGCAAAGAACGTCGAGGAAGAGACCGCCAAACGTCAAAAACTAAGGGAAGCACTGCAAGCGCAGAATGCAGTCGTAGACTCTACTGCCAATCAAGTTGCGGCGAATAAAGAGTTAGCCAGGTATCAGGCAATCACAGCAGAGGCGCAATACAATGCGAAGATCCTTACCGCGCAGACTGGGCTAGAGCAGAAGTTGATCAGCAATGACATTCGCTTAACGCAAGATTCAGCGCTAGCGGTGTCTCGAAACCTGGCAGCCGCTTATTCGTCATCAAGGTTCATGGCTGAGGCCACGAGTAGTATTGCCATCAATAGCGATAAATCCGCAGGCAATTTCATCAGGGTGGCTACCAACGCCGAAATGGCTGCCACTAAAATCAGAGAAGCAGCTGATGCCCAACAGCGACTGAACAATTTAAGAGGGCAAACCACAACATCGACAGTCAGCGGAAAGACCCCAGTCAAGCGATTCGCCCAAGGTGGCTTCGTAAGCCGCCCGACACTTGGCCTCATCGGTGAAGCTGGCGAATCCGAATACATCGTGCCCGAATCCAAGGCAGCAGGATTCGTGTCAAATTACCTGTCTGGAGTGCGCGGAGCTTCCGCAGTTGCAGCAGCGCCTACCGGATCGGCGGGTGGTAGCACTACGATCAACGTAACCACCGGCCCGGTGATGGAGTTCGACGGCCAGCGCTACGTCACCGTGACCGACATGGAACGCGCCATGCGAGCGACCGCCGAGGGTGTGCTGGGCCGGATCCGCACGCCAGCAGCACGCACTGCGCTGGGGATCCGCTAACCAATGGCACGCGCTCAATCCCAGTACCTCAGGATCTATGACAGCGCCGGCGTCTCCTACACCCGCTGGCAGTCTTACTACGCGCACGCCACCGTCACATGGAACAGCGCACAGTGGAATTACCAGCCGTTTGAGGCTGACGGCATCACGGCAGGACAAACCGGCGATGAAAGCGGCATCAGCATCACGCTGCCAGCCACCAGCCTGGTGATGACTGCAGTCACCACCGCGCTGCGTGATGCCCGTCTGGTGGAGCTGCTCATCTACCAGTTCGATCCCGTGCTGGGCAATGTCACGCCACAGACCGGCCAGGAGCTGGTCGCGCAGTACAACGGCGAACTGGTGAGCGCCAATGGCACCTTCACTTCAATCACGATGCAGCTGGGCACCAGCCTGGCGCCGGTTGGAGCGCAGATCCCACCGCGCACATTCACCACGGCATTGATTGGTAAGGGGTGCAGGCTGTGAACATCATCACCACCGCTGACCCACTGGCGCTATTGGCTATCGAGGCAGGGCAGGTTCAGCCGCCACTGAGTGAAGGCGCTGCTGAAGGCTCCAGCCAACTGGACACGCAACAGCGCTCGATCGTGATTGGTGAGCCGGTGCCGATCGTCTTCTGCCGCCGCGATGAAACCAACGGCACTGGCGGTGTTCTGATCAGCCCTGGTGCATCTGAATGCCGGTTTGAAAATGACGCCACCAACAACGTCACGGCCTATTACCACCTCGTCTTGAGCGAAGGGCAGATCGGCAGCATCCAGGTGCGCGACATGTTCCAGCGCAGTTGCAGGGTTGGCAGCTTCAGCCAGACCTACAACCGCCGCGCCGGCACCTGGACACCAGGCAATGTGATCG